CTTGCTTTCTTGGATGCCATGTTACTTCTTCTCCTTCTTTTCGATGATCTTGGTGAATTCGTGGGTGCCCTTGATGTTCTTTCCAAGGAAGGAGCCAAGCGACTCGGAAGCCTTGAATTTCTCGAACTTCTCGGCGTCGACGCCCGCATAGTGGTAGAGCGTTCCGCCGTGGCTGAAGCGGACGGCCAGTGTGTTGGTCTTCGGATCGTGGCCGATCTCCGATATTTGTGAACTGGTGACGCCGTGCATTTGCATGATTACCTCCTGTAGTTGGTGGTACGGGTGAAACGAAAAGGTGATGGGTTTTGCTATGACAATCCCCGGTTTTCCAGCCCATCGAAGCGCCCCGGTTAAGTTGGTCTTGGGCTTCCCGCGCAGCCGGCCAACAGGCCACGCGGATCAACGCCCCTCGCGGTGTGTATTGGTTACGCGGCCTTCTTGGTCATGGCCACGCGCAGGGTGTGGTCAGAGATGCGACGGCAGATGCCGGGGAAGCTGGCCTCGTTGTAGAGCTTTGCGTTCTTGTTGGTCATCGCCTCGAAGCCGAGCGTGGCCAGGAATGCGGCCGACACGGTGTAGCCGAGGCGGTTGCTGATTTCGCCAAGAGTGATGCGCGGTAAGCAATCATTGACGACTGCGAAAGTCTCGCCGGGAACCATTGCGAGGGCCGGCTCGGTATGGTCGGCAACTGCTACCGGCTTTGCTTCCTCGGCCAGCTTCTCAGCCTGGGCCATTGCTTCGGCCTTTCGCTCGGCATCTGCCTTGCGGATTTCCTCGGCTGCAACACGGTTGGCTTCTTCCCGCTCTGCTGCCATCCTGGCATCGGCTTCGCGCTGGGCCTTGGCCTGTTCCTCGGCGCGGATCTTTTCGCGCTCGGCTTCCAGTCGCTTGGCTTCGGATTCCTTGTGGGCTGCAACACGAGACATCAATGCTGCCGTGAAGTCTTCCTTGCTCTTGGCGCAGACAAACGCCAGATCAGGGAACAGAAAGCGCCAGTCGAAGCCTTCTCCGGTCAAGGTCTTGATGTTGTACTCGATGCGGTCGGCGATGGCGTTCGCTTCAATCTTGGCATTGGCCAGGGCGACGGATACCTTGTCACGCATGCTGTCGATCGACTTCAATCCTTTGATGGTTTCGGCGAAAGATGCAGCAGAAGCAACCGGGACGCCGACACGATGACTAAGAGCGGCGCAATACGCGCCAAGCTCACGGCTGGCGGCAGTGACGATTTCAGCCTTGCGCGAATCCTTCTCTTCGGTGATCTTCTTGTCGAGCGCCTTGCGCACGGTGGCCGCCATGCCGGCGACATCATCCAGGGCGCGATGCAGTTCGGCGATGCTGGTCGTCTGGTCAAGGGCGTTCTGCTTGGCGCGCTTGGCGCTGTCCTCGACATCCTTCAGATATTTGACGGCGGCCGTGGCATCCACGAAGTCTTGATCGGTGACGAGTTCCGTCTTGATGCTGGAGATAACGGCGGTCGCCGCTGCTTTGAATTCAACAAGATTGCTGTGCGTGACGCGGCCTGTAACTTCGATCACCAGGGCGGGTAGGTTATCAATCGGGTTGGCGGTGAGAATCGGCTTTTGCTCGATCACTTCCGGCTGATAGTTGGCCGCGTCTTCATCAAGCTGGCGCCATGTCGGTCGAATAGCGGCCTTTGCTTCTGCGCTCGGAGAGTACCAGCAATAGACACAGTTTTCGGGCGTGCCATCCGTCACCATAAACAGGATGGTTTCAAACCCGAATACTTCGCCTTGCTGATCTAGTTGGCCAACATGCGTATCAGGAACAATTCCGTTAGCGACTGATTCGGCCAGACCGGCGTTCCACTGTTTGCACTCCCACCCTTTGTCGCCGATTGCGGTTGCCCCGTCAGAACTGGCGCCAAGATAGCCGTCGTCAGTCGTTGCAACTATGGGGAACAGGTCTTCGCCAATGATAAGTTCCGCCATCGGCTTGGCCATTTCTTCAACGCGATGCCCATTGGCAAGAATCTTCTCTACAAATTCCGTAAATTCAACTTCAATACCTGTTGCAAATTCACGAATCAGGGCCGAGCGGGTTTTGTTTCCCTTCTTGAAACCCTGTGCAACCGGGTAATCACTGGCGCTATGGGTTGTCTTGCGGTGGGCTTTCCACTCGGGAGAGCCTTGCGGGTAGTCGATAATTTTCATGGTTATTCTCCGTAATTAACTGCGAGGTCTTCAATGGTCAGCTTCTGGTCATCGGTCAGCACATACTTGGTCAGTAGCGTGGCGATGATCTGTTGCGGGGTGCGTTTGTTGCCTTTGATGGCTTCACGCCATTTGGGCAGTTCTTCGGCAAACTTGTCAGCCGGCATTTCAGGAGGTTCGTGTTTCTCGCTGACGGTCGTTGCGCTGTCAAAGCGCCCATCGTCGCGGTCGGTGTCAATCACAATGCCGTTTTCGATAGTCGCCCCACGTCCTTCTTCGGAAGCATTGGAAATATCAATCGCGTTCGATAGCTCTATGCTTGCCGGCATGTACTTCAGGACTTGTAGCAAAGGGATCTTGCGGGCGTACATTTCCCAATCTCGAAAGCTGTAATGCCTGGCCCCAACCTTGTTGTATTTGTCTCGGTGCTTCCTGATCTTGGCGACTGACCACAATTCAATGATCGGCATAGCGGCGCCTTTTACCCATCCGATTGCGTAGGCGTGGGTGATTTCTTCCGGTGCATCAAGGTCTGTTTCGTTGTGGATAATCAGATCCCGTTTTGCGCCATCAACGAAGGTGTATTGCTGATCACTGAAAATCACGCCGGTATAGACCGTGCCGCGACCGGATCTTGAAACTAGATCAACCAAGCCCTTCCAGCCAGGTACAAACGTGCATGTGGTTTTGTACGGGATCAGAAATCCTGCGCCGTTAACGCCAGGCTCAAGGCCAAGCTGGCCGGCAGTCATCAAAGATGCCGCAATGCTGTTCGGTGTGCATTCCTGCAATGCCGGGCTGGTGCTGAATGCCGTCAAGACAAGTCGAGCCATGCGGTCGGCGTCCATGTGTTTCGGCAATGCGCGGGCAAGCTGCGGCTTGAACTTTTCTAGGAAGCCGTTGAATACGGCCAGTTGGTTTTTCTCGGGTGCGTTCATGCCGCTCTCCTCGGTGTTCCATCGATTACGAATGCTGAGTTTTCATGCCGGGCCAGTGCGATGGTCTTGGCTTCCTCAACTGTGTTGGCGGTGACGTAGGCCACCTTTTTACGTGCGCTCTGCACGTCATTGGTGACGAGCTTGCGCTTCAAATAGACTTCAAACTTTTTCATGATGGTTTTGTGCAGACTGGTTTGGCGTCGGCCTGAAGGTCGTTGTATTCCATCGTTCCGACCAAGGCGTAAGTGACAAACAGGATTGCAACCGCAAGGGCGGTCTTGGCGTTATCCGACAGGCGAGTGCGCTTGCCGAGTAGCCATGTTTTGTTGGCGTAGTCCATATCGATCTCCGTTATCGATGACGATGCGGGTTGCATCGTTAATGACAAGTGTAGATGATTGATTAACGGAAGGCAAGCAAAATCAATCAATAAAAAAACCGGCCCTGGCCGGTGCTTGATTTCCGCTAGGCAATCTTCATTTAGCCGGAAAAACGCGCTTTGCTTTAGCGCGTATTGATCCAGCCAACGATTCAAGCTGACACGCAAGCTGTTCGGCTTGCTTGATGTCAAATGAACCAATACCAACGTTCTCCATAGCGCCATCAGCACGGATGGCGACGCCGAACAATCCTTCTTTTGGCGCTGGAATGGCTGGTGATTTCTTACTCATGTTAATACCCCTTTTTATTTTGGAAAATTCCGATGAAATAATGTGCTTGCGCATGGGAAATGTAAATTTGACGAAAGTTATAGGTCGTCTGGCTTAATGCGCAACGAGCGTTTAGCAAATAGCCTGGCTATCTCAATGACTATTTCGCGGTCTTCCTTGCTTGCGTTGGCTAACACAGAGGATAGCTCGGCCATGTGCTTGTCTTCTCCACGGGCCTCAATGGGTGGGGCAAGATCAAGCGCTCCAGGGTCAAGAGCAAATGATTTTTCAATAGTGGCGACCATGCGATTGCCGATTGAGCGCGACGGATTTGGGCCGGCAATCTGCGTGATGTAGCTGTTCTTCTTGCCCATGATGCGAGCTGCTTCATTGGTGCCGCCAACTGAGTTGACGATTTGTCGGAAATTCCAAAGTCGGTTCTGCTGTATGTCTTTTCCATATTGGCCTCCGTTGCCAATGTTCGCTTGCATTTTTAAGCGAAGGTGGTGTAAATTATGATTAACGCACGGTAATCATTGCTAATCATTTGGTTTTAATTACACTCTAAGCATAGTTGATTGCTTGGCGGTAAGCAAACTTTTGTATTGATCTGTAAATCGGCAATCCGCAAATGATTTATTGTGATTGCCTACCATAAAGCAGGCTTGTGTTAAGATTTATACGCGCTGTGAGGGCGCATAGCTGGGCAGCAAGACTCCTTTGGTGGTCGTCCTGCCGCCCGTCAAATGGCCGCAACGGTCGCCCCAGCCGGAACACTCACCGACAGGGCGACCACCAAAAGGAGTTTTGAAGTGATCGAATCATCCGCAATAGACGAGATCATCATGGCCTGCATCGCCTGTATTCCGCTGATCTTCGCGGCGCGATTTGCGATTGGCTTGGTGATTGGCAAAAGGGGTGTCGAATGAGCAGCCTCTACGACGGAACCCGAGAAAGCCAGTACCGTGAGCGCAGCAACAACAAGACCATGGCGGGCGTATCAAAAACACCATTGATGGCCCGCTGTCTTTGCTGCGGGAAGCGCCGCACTGTAGCTACCGGAATTTATAGCAAGGCAGGCCGATTTGTCTGCGGCATGTGCCATTCGCCAAGGGCGGTTGCGTAATGAGTGCAAAGAAATATTCAGAGCAGTGGCTCGATCCCCGTTGGCAGAAACGCCGACTGGAGATTATGCAGAGAGACAGTTTTCAATGCTCGGAGTGCGGCGCCGATGATAAGACGTTAAATGTTCATCATGTTTATTACGTCAGAGGTGCTGATGTTTGGGATTATCCAGGTCATGCCTTAAAGACGTTATGCAATGAATGTCACGAGGCAGAACACTCAATAGCCGATATAAGTGAACGCGCATTGATTGATGCCCTTAAGCACGTTGGAATTATGTCGTCGCAAATTGGCGCCATAGCCTTTTCTATTGAGCAACTTCACGCGCATGTAGGAAACGAGAAGGCCAAGCGACTGATTGAAATAATTGATTTGTTTCTGTTCAGGCCGGTTATTGATGAGGCTTCTATTGGGAAAATAGAAGCTCTATATCAAGAGCTATTGCCAAAAAATTGCGGATTTGAAAAGCGTGACTCGGAATGAGCAAGCCTGACGCCTGGATGCCCTTGTATATCGGCGACTATCTGCGTGATACAACACGCCTTACTACTGAACAACACGGCGCATACCTGCTGTTGATCATGGATTACTGGACCAATGGGCCGCTTCCAGATGATGACTTGGCTCTATCTCAAGTAACTCGGCTACAGGCTTCTGTGTGGAAGAAAAACCGTCCTGCAATCGCCCGCCTGTTCATGATTTCTGATGGCGAATGGCACCACAAGCGCATTGACGAAGAGCGCGAAAAAGCGGCCAGAATTAACGACAAGCAGAAAGCCAACGGCGCAAAAGGTGGGCGACCAAAGAAAACCCAAACAGAAAGCCAACAAAAACCCATGGGTTTCTCTGGACATAACCCAAACGAAACACCATCACAATCACAATCACCTAAAACCATAAACCCAAGTACACAACCATCATCACCAGATCAACTGGTAGACGCGAATCAAAAATTAGGCAGTGATGATTTTCGGGCTATCCCCGATGTTCCTGTTCAACCCGGTCAATGGCTGATCTGGTTCAACCAGACCCAAGGAACCGAATACGACCCAGGGAGCCGCTTCACTCGCGGCAACGTCTGGCAGACCTTTACCAGATGGTGCGGAGATGGCGTCAGCACTGCCGATGTATCCGCAGGCATTGCCAGAGCGCTGGCCGAAGCAAAGGGGCAAATCTCAAACCTGCCTGCCTATGTCGAAAAGCTACTTCTGAACGACCAGCAAGCGCGGGCTTCTCCAGCAGGACGACCGATAAACGGACGACAAGCAGCTATCGACAATTACGCGGCAGATGCCGCAGCAGCCAGGGGGGATTCCAGTGAGCGTAACTTTACCAACGAACGTGACATCACCGGGGAGGCGTTCCGTGTTGCCTGATGACTGGATTGAAAAATGTTTCCGTCGATTTGAGGATTTTTACGGATCAAAGTGGGCGGCGCAGTACGGATCTTTTCCGCGTGAAAGAGTTAAGCGGACATGGGGTGAAGAATTGGCCGGGTTCGCTGATAAACCGGAGGCGATAGGCAGGGCGCTTAAAAACCTTGGCCCGTTTCCGCCAACTCTTCCTGAGTTTCAGGCGATGTGCCGTGATGCTGCGCGGGGAATGGGAGATGGCGGGGCGCCAAAACTTACGGTAATTCTTACGCCAGAAGAGATTGAGCGCAACCGGGAGCGGGCAGCACAGCTTGTTGCGGATCTGGCGGCATCGAAGCGCATGGGGAAGATTGCCTAATGTCAGACAATCAACGATGGCCAACGATGGCCGAAGCTGTTGAAATCGTATCGACCCAAATGACCCGGCTAGGCCAGGTTAGGCAACTCCAGTTCATGCGCGAAACGCAGGGCGAAAAATTTGCACAGCAGGTAAAGGATCGGGTGGTTGCGGCTGGCGAGGTGCGTAAAAGATGATTTCCCGCGCATCTTCCGGCCATCGCTGCGGCCAGTCGCACCAGAAAGCCAAGCTGACCGACGAGCAGGTTGTCGAAATGCGCCGGCTGAACGATGAAGGAACTGGCTATCGCAAGCTGGCCAAATTGTTTGGCTGTGGCCAGTCGACTGCCCGCGACATCGTGACCTTCAGAACCCGGTATTCAGCATGAGTCGGGTAACGATCATTCGGACATCCGACCTGCCGCCAGCCGAGTCCATGCTGGAGCAGGTTCGCCGCTTCCTGTTCGGCTTGTTCGACGGCTGGAGCCGTACCGACAAGCAGGGCTGGCGCAAGATTTGGAAGCGCCTGATGGAATTGGAGCCGGGCGAATTCGCGGTGATCGAATTCGTCATCCCGCGCAGCAGTCCGTTTCATCGCCGGCACTTCGCGATTCTGTCGGCAGTGTTCGACCGGCAGGAGCGCTTTCAGGATTTTGACCAATTCCGCGATTGGATCACTGTGGGAGCCGGCTGGGTTACGTGGTGTGCCGGGCCTAAGGGCGGTGTCGTTCCTATCCCCAAAAGTATCAGCTATGCACGGGCCGACCAAAACGAATTTGAGGATTACCACGCAAAGGTGATGGCCTTCCTTCGCGGCGATCACGCAGCGGTTTTCCTGTGGGGCAAGTGCGGTCCGAAAGGTGAGTCTGATGCGGTTAAGTTCGCCCGATGTCAGGAAATGATGGATTCGATTCTCAACGAGTTTGGAGAGTAACGTGAAAAGCCAAAACGAACGCCGGCACATGGCCCGAGTAAAGGAGCTTCCTTGTTCTGTTTGCGGAACGCCTGGTCCAACGGATGCGCACCATATCCTCGAAGGTAGAACGCCTGGAAGAAAAAGCCCAGATGAACTGTGCATTCCTCTTTGTAAAGATTGCCACCAAGGAAGCCACAACGGAATTCACGGAAATAAATCTATGTGGAATGTGATGAAAAAAACAGAGCTTCAATGTTTGGCTGAAACGATTAGGAGACTTATGTATGGCTGAAATTTGGAAACCCGTACCGGGCTTTGGCGGGTACTACGAGGCGTCAAGCATTGGCCGGATAAGGTCGATTGATCGCGTTGTTGTGAAGCGCCACTGTAGCGGGAAAATAATCCAGCAGAAGTACGCGGGCCGGTTACTTAAACCATGCAAAACAGATGATCTTGGCCATATGGGCGTTCATTTGGGCGTTGATGGTCGAAAGATTAATGTCTCCGTGCATCGCATGGTGTTGTTCGCGTTTGTCGGTGAACCTAGCGACGGGCAGGAGGCGTGCCACAACAACGGAAATGCTTCTGATAACCGAATTGGAAACCTTCGGTGGGATACGCACAAGTCGAACAACGGCGACCGAATAATCCACGGAACGTATGCGCTTGGTGAAAATCACGCAATGGCGAAGCTGACTGAAGTACAGGTTGTTGAAATCAGGAAATCATGGACTGGTTACGCCGATGTTTGCCGACGATATGGAATATCAAAAACACAGGCTCACCGCATACGAAAAGGCGATAGTTGGCGCCATGTTTAATAAACACCGCTACAAACTAACGGAGAATATTTGATGCAAACGAGACATGCACGGAATAGAAAACCATCGGTAAATAAAAAGCGGGTTCCGCAATCGGGCGAGGTCAATGATCTCAACATGACCCGGATTGAAGGATCTATTCAATGGACCGGCAAGGTTCGCTTGCATTTGCTGAACGAAGAGAGCGATAGCATGCTGGCCGAAGTTGAAAGGCCAGCAAAAAGTGGCCGCAT